ATGGCACTGGTAAAACGTGGTGTGCTAGGATTATCTACAGGTGCACTATCACATTTGGTGGTGCGTGATGGTGGCGAATTGAAACGCTGGATTGTTGGCGAGATAAGTTTAACCCCTACACCAGCAGAACCACGAACCATGGCTATTTCTGATACGAAGGCAGTGCTACAGGCTGGCAACAGCGGCTCTGCAAGTAACAGTAGCAATATACACACACTTACATCAAAGGAATCTACAACCATGTCAGACCAAATCATTAAGGATGCAGTGAAGGCGGCCATCGAAGAAATGGCAGGCGAACCGGTACGCGGTGGTGGTGTCGTTGCAGGCAATGCACCAGCTACCAAAAAGCTTACCACCATGGGGAACAGCAATGACCAAATGGATGCACTCAAACATTGGATGCGTACTGGTGACGAAATCGCCGCCAAGGCCGTTTTGGTAGAAGGCACCAATGCGAATGGTGGCTATTTGGTACCACAAGACTATGCCAAGCAAATCACGGATCGCCGCGATGAAACCTGGATTGGTGCCAAGCTTCCTATGCAACGCTACACCACCAGTGGCCAAATCTTCAACATTGCCAATCAAGATGAAAAATCAGATTTTGCATTTGTTGCTGAATCGGGTGCATTCAACGAAGATGAACCCACCTTTGCTGGCAGTGCGATCACCGTCTACACTGCATCATTGGGTATGAAGATTTCAAATCAATTGTTGCGTGACCAAGCCATGGATTTGGAAGGCTTCATCGCACGCGAAGTAGGCCGCGCGTATGCACGCCACTTGAATAACTATCAATTGGTTGGCACGGGATCGTCACAACCGTACGGTATCTTGGCACGTGCCACGGTTTCGGAAACGTTGGCCAGTGTATCGGGTGTTGATGCTGGCGATATTTTGAACATCGTACACAAATTGCCTGAATGGTATGCAGACGATACCAGCAGCGTTGGTTGGGTAATGCGTAACACCACGTTAGGTGCCATTCGTGCACTCACTGGTAATTTCTTTAGTTTCCAACCAACCCCTATGGGTGATATGAACAGCCTGTATACCAAACCGGTGGCAGTGTCTGATAAGATTGCTGCATTAGGTGCCAGTGCCAAGGCCATTTTGTTTGGTAACTTTAATTACTATGCATTTGTGGAAAACCTTGGCTTGGAAATCAGCCGCAATCCATACCTGTACCAGGCGAATTACCAAACTGCTATTTTCTGTACGGTACGTTGGGGCGGTGACGTGACACAGGCTGAAGCATTCGTGTATGGCGTGAATCCTGCATCGTAGGAGTAATACTATATGCGTGTAAAGCTTCATAACAGCCTTGCACGAATGGTAGGTACACGCATGGTGGTACACACTGGTGGTGATGTTATCGACGTCACCACCAGTGAAGGCACCAGACTGATTGCCACCAATCGTGCAGTGTTAGTGCCAGACGATGTGCCGGCCATCGATGTACCACAAGAGCAGACACCACGACGGGTAAAACGTCTGCCAAAGGAATAAACCACTATGGCATATATCAGTACAGCAGATTTACGATCATACATTGGTGCCACCAGTACCAGTGATGATACCCAATTAGGATATGCTGCCACGCGTGCACAATCGATGGTAGAAACGTACACCAACCGCATTTTTGAATGCCCTGCAGATACCACACGGTATTACAATGCATTAGATATTCGATTTGGTGGCAACGTAGATGCATTTCAGAATACGTTAATGTTGGATTATGATTTGTGCGTGCTTACTACTATTACCAATGGTGATACGTCAAACATCCCAACAAATAAAGTAGTGTTGCTGCCTACAAATTTCACACCAGCATATGCAATCAAAATCCAAATGAACACTAGCTATGTGTGGACGTATACAGGCACGCCAGATGCAGCTATATCAATCACAGGCAGGTTTGCCTACTCGATCACGCCACCATCTGATATTGTGGCAGCGTGTTTGCGTCTAGGCAGTTTTATCTATCGTGCACGCGAAGGCACTCCTGATAGTGATCGCGCTATTCTCTCATCAGATGGCGTTATCCTGCAGGCACCACGCATACCTACAGACGTACAGCAGACACTTGAACCATACAGGAAACGTAGCTAATGGCCAGTAATATTGGTGCAATCATCACTGCTATTGCAGCACTCAATGTACAGCTATCAGCAGTTACTGTGCTGGTGCGATCAGGCACCACACTAAAAGACAGTGAAGAGATTGGTGATTTGCCAACGCGAATTATTTCACCTGTTGGCATGACATCACAACGCACAAAGGTGCAAACATTAGGTGGCGCGGGCCACGTAATGAATACCGAATGGACCATTACTGATACATGCTTATTGCGTGCAGTAGGCATGGGTTTGGGATTAACGGATATTGCAGCAGTGTACCAGGCATACATGGCTGCATACATTGAACAGGCACGCCAGCTATCAGGTCAAGCGTACACACTCACACTACTTACGCAACGTGCACAGGTAATTGAGTTTGTTACAGGATCGGGCCGAAACTATCACGGAGTAATATGCACACTCACATTTGTTGAAATTGTGCAGTAAAGGAGATTACCAGCCATGGCGCAAACCACAGGTGCAGTATCAGGGGCCGCTGCAACAGTATCAATTTATGTTTCATCAGCATATGTTGATATTTCAGGATCATCACAAAGTATTGATGCGGTAACAGCATCAGTGGTAACAGGTGATGCATACACATTCGATGGTAACTTTGCATTGACCACGATTGGCAAATACGAACCTGTTGAAGTAACAGTAAATATTCTGTACACTGAAACTGCAGCAGAAGCATTCCAATCAGTGCGTGCATTGTTTGAAGCCCGTACTGCAACACAGCTGAAGTGGTTGCCATTGGGTGCAGCTAGTGGAGCGGATCAATACGAAACACGAACGGTTGGTTACATTACTTCAATGAATTATCCACCTATTGACGCATCAAGTGCTGGTCCAGTAATGGTTTCATTCACAGTGCGTGCACCAGGAATCACGTACACTAACAACACGTAAGAGCAGGCACAATGCGTGGCTGGCAATGCTGGCCACGCAATACCACTATAGGAGAACAACAATATGTACAGCATCGATGCAAGTAAACTAACTATTCGTGATGTGGCAAACCTTGTGAAGGCTGGCCAGGGGAATGATTTAGATGCACTGCTGCCAATCATGAATAAATGTGTAATGGTAGATGACGGCCGCAGAGCTGAAGATTTGCCTGCCAGTCATTTGACGCAAATCATCAGTGCTATTGTCAATCGTGTATCAGGTGAAACAAACCCAAAATAGCAATGGCATTGCGTGCACACCTATGGACCAAAGCACCAATGCCTATTGAATATTTGGAATTGATATTGTGTCGTGATATATATCACTGCACACCAGCAAACCTGCCAGACTGGCAAATCATATCTGAACACCTGGCACTGATGGCCATTGAATCTGAAGTGAACGAACACAAGGCAAAGAAAAAATGAGTGATACCACTGTACTAATTCGTTTCTTAGGTGAAGATGATGTAACGCCAGTGGCTGCTGCAGTTACGAGCAGCGTGGAAGGTGTTGGTGGTGCAGCCAAAACTGCTGGTGGTGGATTCAATGCCTTGCAATCCATTGCCACTGGTGCATTTCAGGCAATTGGCACGGCTGCCACCAATCTGGCAGGGGCCGCATTATCCAAGGTTGGTGATTTCATTTCAGGAAGCATTAAAGAAGCATCTGAATGGAATTCTGCCATTGCACAAACTGAAGCAGTGGTGAAATCTACTGGCATGGCTGCTGGATTCACTGCACAACAATTTGGTGATATGGCATCTATGATGAGTGCCAGCAGTGGCAATAGCATTTTCTCTGATGATGCAATTCTTGGTGCAGAAAACGTACTAGCCACATTTACGCAAATCAAAGGCACAAATTTTACGGGGGCCACACAATCTATTTTGGATATTTCACAGGCCATGGGTACTGATTTGCAATCATCAGCACTGCAAGTAGGCAAGGCCCTGAACGATCCAATAGCAGGCATTAGTGCATTGTCGCGTGTGGGGGTGTCGTTTACTGATGACCAAAAGGCCATGATTAAAACCATGGTGGAAACAGGCAATGTGGCTGGTGCACAGCAGGTTATTCTTGCAGAACTTAATAAAGAATTTGGTGGCAGTGCTGCTGCTGCTGTTGATACCTATGCAGGCCAGCAGGCAATGCTAGCAGCACAGTTTGCAGATATTCAGCAGACGTTAGGAGAAGCACTGCTGCCTGTACTGGTACGATTTGGCAGTTATGCGAGTGAAGTATTAGTGCCAATCATTGGCGATGTAGTAACACAATTTGCAAACTTTATCAGCAGTGTTGACTGGCCAGGCATCATATCTGCCATTGATAATTTGTATTTATCATCAGATGCGTTTGTATCTGGCATTGACTGGAATCGTACACTTGCATCGATACAGGCAGGGTTTAATTCGTTTTTGACAACTATTGCACCAATTACCAGTGCTATTGCAAATCTGTATGCAGTGGCAGTGCCAGCACTCACTGCACTGTATGGTGCAATCACCACACAATTAGCATCACCGCAAACACAAGGCTATATACAAAACCTAGTCACCATATTTAGTTTGTTGGGAGATATTCTGATTGGTGTTGTATCACTTGCCATTAATGGCATGGTTATTCAATGGCAATCACTCATGACCACACTGCAGTTTTTATGGCCATACATTCAAATTGTGCTTAATGGATTTATGGCACTGATCGCACCATTTCAAACACTGATTATTGGTGCACTCACTGCTATCAGTCAATTACTGAAAGGCGATTTTGCAGGCGCGTGGTCCACACTGCAAACATCAGTGAGTGCATTTGTTACGACCGTGCAAACGGCTGTTGGTACATTTGTTACTGATGTATCAGCCAAGATTGGTGGCCTTGTATCGTCAATTACTGCACAGGCCATGGCAGTAGGGCAAAACATTGCTAATGGTATTGCGAATGGTATTAGCAATGGCGTTACTGCCATTACCAATGCGGCCAAAGGTGCTGCACAGTCTGCACTTGATGCAGCCATGGCACTACTTGGAATTCATTCGCCATCAACAGCATTTGCCAATTTGGTAGGTAAACCTATTTCACAGGGTATGGCAGCAGGCATTATGGCAGGATTGCCAGACGTGACAAACGCCATGAATGCCACGCTAGGCAGTGGTGTAAATTCAGCACAGGCAACCGTGCAGAATTATTACCAGCTATCAGCCACGTATAATACTAATCAGAGTGAATCAAGCATTATGGCAGATTTTAATGCCATGCAGGTACTAGCAGGTGGTTTGTAATGCCATATACACTTACCTACACGATACAAGGCACCACATACACACTCAATGGCTATGATGCAGTATCAGGCCTAACGTTTGGGTATTTGGGTGATTTAGGATTTGGCATGGCACCACTACATAGAATCACGCAACGCGGGCCGCTGCAGCAGGGTGATTCAGATGTAGATTTTCGCCTTGATCCAAGAGTATTGCAATTGCCATTCATCATCACTGCTACCGATATTACAGACCACTATTTAATTAGAGATAAATTACTTGCGATATTTTCACCATCAAACGTGATTGGCGTGCTTACCATCACACGAGCTGATGGCACACAGCGTGCCATAGCCACCAAAATATTAGGCGGTTTGTCACTCGATGTAGATGCAAAATCAGGCTATAGCGTGAAAACCATTGTGCAGATGCGTGCAGACGATCCTACCTGGTACAATCCTGCACAAAATATTATTACTGGCACACCTGGTATTTTTGGCACTCCTACACCTATACCACGGTTATATCCTGTAACGTATGGCGCAAGTGGCACTATCAGTGTAAATACGGCCGTGGCGTATACTGGCACGTGGAATGCATATCCCAATATTGTGGCAGTAGGGCCGTTGAATAGTTTGATTATTCAGAACACCAGCACTGGTGATAGCATCACGTTGACTGCCAACATTGCAGCTAGCACTACCTATACATTTGATTTACGCTATGGATATAAAACAGTAGTGGATCAAACGGGTGCAAATGTACTATCAAACATCAGTGCCACATCGAATCTGGCCACGTTTAATCTGGCACCAATGCCACAAGTAATTGGTGGTGTCAATACCATTTCAATTACTGCCACGGCTGGCACGTCTGCAAGTGCAGTAACGCTTACGTACAATGACAGATTTATAGGAGTATAACCACCATGGCTGAACAATCAATTGGGTATGCCACCACCGGCACGGGTGATGGCCCTGCAGCAGGGTATGATTCGTCACGTATGACGGTAATAGAAGCAAAAACACTTGGCATTGGCGTACTACTGCAAGGTGCTTATTTGGCACAATCAGGTACAGGCACTGCAACACTTGCCATTGCAGATGGCAGTGCAGTGGTGGCTACAGGTACCAGCACTGTTACTGGTGGCTATTTGTACGAAAACACCAGCAGTGCCAGTATTGCGGTTGGGGCCGTGGCAAATGGTACGTATAATCTGGTAATTTTAGCTAATGAATCTGGTGCAAGTGTTACTGTTACGCGATCAGTGGCAGGTACCACCATTGCCACCAAAACCACGCGGCTGGCACTGGCCACGAGTGCACAATTAACCACTGCTGCACAGCCCTATATTACGCTTGGCACCATAACAGTGGCATCTGGCCTTGTATCAGTAATCACACCATACAATGCCTATGCAAACGCGCGCCAGCAACGCACACAGCAGTACTGCCAAGGCAATGGTGGCACGGTATCATTAGTCAGTGCATCAACATACTATGCACTTGCAAATTACGCTGCTGGTGTGTCGAGTGCTGATGGTAGCATGACGTTTAATACAACCAATGGTCAAATCACTATTTACCAGTCTGGTGTGTATCAGTTTGATTTTCAAATTACCTATGATAGCAATGCCACTGGCACGCGAATGGCATTAATTCAAAATCTAGGTGCAGGATTTAATTTAACATCTGCAGCAAATTTTGCTACCAGCAGCACATACCGTGGTAGTGTCACGTATGCCATTACGGTAACGCCAGGCACGCCGAATACCTATTTTCTGCAGGCATGGTCTAGTGTGGCGTCACGTAGTGTGACTGATTCATACATTGTTTGTACACGGTTGTAATTCATGGCACCACTTTATACGATGACAATTTACAATGCCAGTGGCGTGATTCAAACCATTGCCACGGATTATATGCAATTGGGAATCAGTAGGCAGGTAAACGCTATTGGTGGTTTGACGTTTACCATGGCCAGCACGTCACCTAACGCACAGTACCTGCAGTATGGGTATATTGTGTCAGTGACACGCCAAGACGCAGCACAAGGCATTTCTGCAAGTGTGGAATTTGCTGGCATGATTCGTAAGATTGTACGAGTGGTCAGCACGCAAACAATCTACCAAATCACGGCCGTGTCAATGATGGCCCTGCTATCTGATCGTGTGGTGGCATATCGTGCCAACGTGGCGAATAGGAGTGTATTTTCTGCAGTGCCTGCTGAAACTATTCTTAAAACATTGTTCAATTACAACTGCACAAATTTGGCAGTGACTGGCACCACGTCACAACGCATTATTAATGGCAATACTACTGGCATGACCACTGCTGCTAGTGCTGGTGGTGGTAGTAATGTAAGCATTGCCTGTAGCATGCAGAATCTGTTAGATGTAATGCAGAAGGTGGCTATAGGCAATGGTGGTGATTTTGATATGGTATGGACTGCATCAGCCACGTACACATTTACGTGGTATTTAGGGCAACGAGGAACCAATCGGAGTAGTAGTGTTATTTTATCAGTGGCCACTGGCACCATTGCAGAATTGCAAGTAGTGACTGATCGAGTGCAAGATTTTACCAATGTGATATTAGGTGGCAGTGGTGAATCACTGGCACGTGGCATGTACAGCAGGCCTGCATCACTTAGTACAGGGTTATCGAATCGTGAAACATTTATTGATTCACGCAATCAAGGAGCTGGCACCACTGCTGCCAATTACAACAGTATTGGTGATAGCACACTAGCACTGCAGGTAAAAAAGCGCACCAGCTATACAACCAAGCTTACACAAAACGCTGCCTTGAAATACGGCCGTGATTACTTTTTTGGTGATTTAGTCAGCATTAATGATAATGGCACGCTAGTAACGCAAAAAGTGCAAGGTGTAGAAATGAAGTTTGATAGTAATGGGAGTGAATCAGTAAATGTCAAACTTAATAACCAATAACCTTGCAAGTGTAATGAGTGAAGTACAGGACCTGCAGCGCGTAGAAACGCCAGGTGCATGCTTGACACTTACACGATCAGCCACGCTAGCAATTACCACTGCTGGCACGTTGATTACATGGCAGGTAGAAACACGTAATAATGGGTTTACGTGGTCTGGTACAACCATTACCATACCAACCACAGGATATTATGGCATTAGCTGCATGATTTATAGCATTGCCACCAATTTCAGTACATGGTTTACATTAGGAGTGAATGGTGTAGCAGTAGGATTTATGACGCAAGATGTTACAGCAGTCAATAGGCACACTGCATTCACGCAACGGTATTTCACTGCTGGTGATTCAGTAACCATTACGCTTACACCAAACGTAAATTTTACATTGAATGTAGTGGCAGAAAATTCTGCAAACGAATCGCCAATAGTGCATTTTATGCAATTGTCAGGAAGTCAAACATGATTATTTATCGATTACTTATGGCAGTGCCACAAATTGCATTTTTATATGTAGATGAATTTGGCACGTATTACGATACGCCACCAGCTGGCAGTGATGTAGTGGATTCACCACTACAAGATCAGGCCATGAATAATGTGCGTGAATATCGAGATCAGTTACTACAGGAATCAGACTGGACACAATTACCAGACGTGCCATTAACTGCTGCACAAGTAGCACAGTGGCGTGTGTATCGTCAGGCATTGCGCGATTATCCAAAACAAGTGAATGTGAATGATTGGAGCGCGCCGCCGTGGCCTGTTGCGCCGTGGTAAAAGTGTGCTATAATCGATTTGTCGAACATACTTCAACGCGCCGCACAAACGCCACGGACCGCCACGCAAACCGCATGCGTGGCGTTTGTGTGTTACAATCTGATTGCTAGTCTAGGCAGTCACTAAATAACGATTTTGATCGCACAGCTGGCGCGCGTGATACCGAAATTAATACGCGAGATAAACCCCAATCTACTGTACACATGATTGGGGTTTATTGCGCCAAAATTGCCTATTGACACGTATATCAAAATGATGTACAATCATGGCAGGTTATTCGCACTAGCACAGAAAAGGTGAACAACATGGCAGGTACACGCAAGTGGTGGTCAGTCAAGAAGATTGGTGGTGAATTGAAAACAGTGCAAGCTGTTGATATTCGGAGTGCTGCACTCAAATCGTTTGGACTGAATCCAGCACGCCAGCAGTATGGTATTTGGTTTGATTCCGAAACGCGTATTGCACAGGTGACCAAACACACGAAACATGGCACGGTAATCGTTGGGGCCGTCGCTATTTACAATGAAGGGGTGTAGCGTGTCAAAGTTTATGATTATGATTGAAGGCAAGATTTACGAGATTTATGCAGGTGGTCGTAATAAAGCCGTAAAGGTTGCTATTAATCAGCACTACGGCGAATCGATGCAAGCCAAAGTATTATTTGCACGCTACATGACTGGTGGCGTGGTGTACCAGGTGACCACGAGCCGCGGCCAAATTGACGCAATTGTGAAGCAATAAGGAGTAATGAACATGAATGCACAGCAAGAATACGAATTCGCACTACTATCATTCTGGTACCAACGTGCAGAACGTCGTGGCGATCAGGTGGCCATGGCAAGCTACAATCGCAAGATTTTCAAACTGATTAGTGCAGCATATCCGTGGTACTACAAGGCACTGCCAGAAACCGTGAAAGGTGAATAACATGAGTGATACCAACAAAACGCTAGTGCGAGATTCATACACCATCAACGCAAATCATTTTGCACGGTATGGCATGAATGAAGTGGCAGTGAGTGCAGACCATAAACACGATCACCTGAAGGTGGTTATATCTGGCCACAAACCACAGCTATCAATGGTCAATGATGCACTAGGCATTGTGCTAACACGTATTGCCGAATTGGAACGGCTGGCAGCTGATTTGAAAATGATTATGCAGACAATGCAGGAAGGTGAAAAGTAATGAGTGAAGTAACACGTATGTATTTTGAACGCGAAGTAGTAGGCACGCCAGAAAACTGCAAACGCGTGTGGTCTGCAATGGTAAGGCATGATGGTGATATGACGTGTGTAACACTATGGCAGGATGGTGCTTGGTGGTGCATGCAGCTGAAAAACCCTGATGGTGGTGTATGGTGGAGCGCATGGGGCAATGCACAGAACATTGTAGAACAACTGGCACAATACGGCTTGCAGGCAGATATTGATCACATTGATTTTAATGCGAGTAATTTCAATGTCTGATAAGAAACGAATGATTATGTTGCGACTGCCAGCAGTGATGATTGATAGCATCGATGCACTGGCAGAAGATAAGGGGTTAACGCGAACCAGCATGGTAATCATGCTGCTAACGTCACCAATATTTAAGGCCTTGAATGAGAAAAGGAAGGAAGCACAGCGCAATGCCAGAAAATCTAAAACTGATGGCACACGGCCGTAATGGCAAGTTTGTATGGTTTGTGTATCGTGAATTAGGCAAGTGGTTAGTGGAAGTGGTAGCAGGCAATACGGCCAAATCATTCACCACCAGCACTGAACAGGACGCAATGAAAATGGTGGCTGATTTGCGTATTGATTACGAGCTGGGTAATTTCTAGGCACAACACGGCCTGCAGTGGAACAACACACTGCAGGCCCAAAGCGAACGAGCACAGGTATTCGCCAGATCATTATACAAGATAGGAACAGCACAGGTATGACCACTATTTATAATCGGTTTATCATCATGACAG